TTGGAAGCTATTATTTTAGGTAAAGAAGGTAGAGCGGGACTTGATGAAGAAATAAGAATGAATACAAAATTGAGAAACAAGATTGAAGGAGAAAAGATTATCGAACAAGTGGAAAGAAATACTGTTGTTATAAGAAACGTAGTAAAATTTGTTTGGATTGTAGTTAGTGTTTTTGTGGTTCAAACAGTAGGATTTGTCTTTTTCATAATTAATTATCTTACAACGAAATAAACTCATATAACAGAGAGGATATACCATGGGATTCTTTGATGATTTAGTAAAGATTGCATTTCCGCTTATTTTGAGTGCGGTTAAATCCATAGCGGATTCACAAGTGGATGGAGCTTCTTTGAGCTCCGAACAGAAAGGTTGGTTGTATTCTGGTTATGTACTCATTAATGTCAACTTCGATAAAATTGTGGAAAGTACTGACAATGAATATGATGATCAGACCTTACAATCATTATCGGATTTTGCAGCCGATACGCTTCAAGAAGGTGGAATTACAGTTCCTTTCATTCCGCCCGAGCTACAATCTCTTTAAGATTATGGAGAAAAATAGAAATGCCAGAAGCATTTGACAGTTGCGTGAAGAAGGGTGGGAGGGTTGTTACCGTGTCCGGTCCAAATGAAAGGTGGAATTTAAAAGCCGGTGAATATGTTCATATTTGCTGGTTAGGTAAAAAGCCATATCGTGGTTATACAAAGAAAAAAGAAAAATCTGATGGCAAAGAAGCGTAATTATAAACGTGAATATAAACAATTTCATGGTAAACCGGAACAAGTTAAAAAACGATCCACCAGAAACAAAGCTCGACGTAAGAAAAAACTAAAAGTTGGGGATGGCAAAGAGGTACATCATAAGAAACCTTTGTCAAAAGGTGGAACAAATAATAGTAAAAATATTGTTGTACAAAAAGGTAAAAAGAAGAATCGTAAAGAAGGTGGAAGGATAAGTAAGAAATGAAAACAATAATAATAACTTATAGCGGAGAATTAGATAAGATTCTTGATGATTTAATTGTTAAGGTAATGAAGAATGCTGGATTTGAATGGTATGCTCAAGGTTATGATTTGGTAAAAAAAGAAAGAAATATTTGTTTTGATGTTAAAGAGGAAATTTTAGAGAATGCCTAAACCAATTAAAAACGACAAAGAAGAAAAAAAACTTCTTAAACTTATTTGGGAAACTCATTTCTGGTCAAAACAGGCAAGAGATCAAGAGTTTATGCCACGTTTTCAGCATGCCATGAGAATGTATATGGATCAAACTATTGATTCAGATGAATTACAAATAATATATGAACGTGGACAAACTGATGTAAGCGTAAATTATCTTAGATTCTTTTTGCGTAAAATGCAGGCATATATGACTGCTAACCAACCTCAGTGGGTTGTATTTGGTAGTATATTTGATCGGGTTAAAAGTGCTTATTTAGCAAATGCTTATCTTAACCATAATTGGAGAATATCTAAGGGATATTTACAAGTTGTTGATATTCTTAAAAATATGACTGTTGGTGGTTTAGGTCTTGCTTCTAATTTTATTGATTATAAAGCAAGAGAAGGAAAAGGTGATGTTCGTTGGAGATCATTGCCTGTTCAGTATTATTATCCAGATTGGAGAAGTCAAGATCAATTACAAGATGATGCAAGTTTTCAACAAGTGGCTTTCACTGTTACATTGGAATCAGCTATTAGAATTGCTCCTGACAGGGAAAAAGAATTAAGAATGCTTGAAACTGTTCCAGATAATTATGATACTTTATTTCAGGAAGGAGCATTAACTTATGGAGAATTTCCTGATCCAGAAAAGTTGCATAGAGTAAGACGAGTTGCTCATTATCAAGTGGAGGAAGGTAAAATTTGGGAATTGCGGGATTTACTTGATAATAAGACATATAGAGTAAATGAAAATCCAGATTTACCATTACCTTATACTGTTGATATTAGAGAACTTAGTGTTCCAAGGCTTGTTAAATATGATTGTTTTTATGGTATGGGTGAGGAAGATGGAATAATATTTGATAAAACAATGTTTCCTTTTCCAGATTTTTTAATTAAACCATTTATAAATGAATTTACTGGAAATCCATTTCCTGCTGGAGAAGCATACTTTTTAGAAAAATTACAAAAGTATATTGATAAATCATTGAGGATTGCTTTACAACATGAACAATGGAACTCTAATCCAGGTGTATTTTTGCCAGAAGGTTCTGTTGATGATATTGCCGCTTTTGAAAAAAAGGTTATGTGGCCGGGATTTGTTCAAACTTATAACGCAGAGGAAGGGAATCCATTTTTTAAACAAGGCGTTGCCGGACAAACTGGTTTTTATAAGATTGTAGAGTTTATGATTGAATCAATGCGTCAAGGTGTTGGCAATATGTTTAATCCAGGCATGGCAAAGGGTAATGCAACTGAGGATCAATTACTTAAAGAATATGGACAAGAAGAAGGTGATATGTTGTTTAGAAATTTTGAAGTTGCATTGGAATCAAATGCTGTCGCAGCTTTAAAACTTGGAAAATATCATTATACTGAACCAATGCTTTTAAAATTTATTGATCGTCAAAAACATCCACAAGTTATTCCTGTTAATAAAACATTTGTAAATGAAGAAGGTGAATTGGATGGATATTATTTAAGAGATATTGACCATGATTTGGTAATAGCCACAAGGTCTTATGCTCCTTCTCATAAATTTGTTCAACAAGAAAGAATTGTTAGGGCGATGCAATTTTCGCCGCCGCAAGTTCTTGATTTATTGTTTAAAGAATTAGTTAAAACTATGGAGCTTGATCCAGAAATATTAGATGAAGTTAACATGAGAATGGATTTAATACCGCAATTACAACAACAAATGCAACAAATGGTTGAAATGCTTGATGAAATGCAAAAGAAAAATAAACAACTTGAATCACAAGTATTTACAGCTGACAGAAAGGCTGTTAGAGCTGGATACGATGCTGAATTAGTTGGGTTTGTAGATAAATTTAAAACAAACCTTAGAGCAATAGAAAAAATTTATCAAAATCAATTAAATTCAAATGTAAAAATTCAAAAGGCAATAGCCCAATCAAGGGAAGCCGGAAAGGTAGGACAAAATGGGACAAGCACGTAAAAAGTCTGTAGAAAAAGTTAAAGAGACTCCAGAGAAAAAAGCACAAAAGGAATTAGCACCAGATTTTGTTGACGATCAGGAAATAAAAGATCAGGAATATGAAGACCCTGTTTTGATGAAAATGATTGCCGGCGAAGAACCGGAAAAATTGGAAATTGAGGAAAGTGACGCTGAAAAAGAAATAAAGCCCCCAGTGAAGAAAAAGGAAAAAATGGAAGATGAAGCTCCAGATATTGTCACAAAGGAAGAAGTGGACATGGATGAAGAAGTGGAGTTTGATGATGATGAGGAAGAAGTTGAAACAAAGAAAATTGAGAAAAAAATTGAAGAAGAACCGGAAAAAATTGAATTTAGCGAAACGGTCAAGAGTGCTTTAAAGCCTTACAATGGGAATTTGCAACAGAAAATTGAAGAACTTGTTAAAGCGTATAATAGTGCACAAGCACAATTAAGTGCTTTGAATAATGTTCAAAATGTTATTAAAGAAATTGGTTTTGATGAATTAAAGCCTCATGAGTTGATCGCTTCGATGAAGGAGCTTAAAACAGCAGCGTTTGATTTTATGAATAATCCTCTTGCATTGGATGCATTAAATGGTTTAATGACTGGACAAATTCCGGATGCTTTAAAGCCTGATACAAAAACTGTTAAAGATTTTATGTCAAAAGATTCTTTGGAAGATTTTAGTTATGAAGAATCTATTAGTGATCCAAAGTCCGACAGTTGGCAAGCAAGGATTAATTGGGAAAATCATAGAAAACAACAAGAATCGAAAGTTCAAGATTTTGTTAATATCATAAATCAAAAGAAGGAAAATGTTACAAACTTACATACTCAGCTTCAAGATGCTAAGCGAGTTATAACGGAAAAATTGGATGAAGTTAAAGCTTTTGCTGTTGATGAGTATGGTATAGATAAAGACGATCCTGTTTTTGAAAATTTTGAAAAAAAGGTTAAGAATATAGATGTAGATTTTCTAAAAGTTTATTTTGCTGTATTCGCAAAACAAAGTAAAATTGAAAGTAAAGCATTAAGAAAAATAAGAGAACAGAAGGGAAAGAGTTTCGCTGAAACAGAAATTTCTCGATCTGTTGAGGAAAAAGAATCCAGTCTTGAGCCAGCCGATAAGGACAGGGAAAAAGAATTGGAGGAAACATTTCCTGATTGGAATAAAAATGATGGTTATGTTTATTAATTTTTAACAAACGAGGTAAATAAAAATGCAAGACCCGAATGCCGATCAGGTATCGACTGGTTTTAAGGGTTATGCTGGCATTTTTGCTCAGCGTCGGAAATATGATTTTTCTGACAAAGTAATCCAGAAAAGCAGGGTACATGCTCGATTATTTAACGTATTGTCAAGAAATTTGACAAAAATGGCAACGTCTGAACTTGAACCAAGAATTTTTGAGTTCACAGAAGAAAACGATGCTATTTCAATGGCTTCAAATGCAAGCACAGGAACAATTGTTGAGTTTGCGAATGTTGATGCTCAAATTCTTCAAAAGGATGATGTTCTTTATGTTTTACCTGTTTCAGTCACTTCTGCTCCATCTCAAGAAACAATTAAAGTTGTTTCAGTTGGGGCAAAAGATGGTGGTACTACCGGGGCAGGATATACGAATGTTACTGTTCGTAGAGGAAGCTCTCCGCTTACACTTACGGCGGCTGATTTTGTATTAGCATGGGGTGGTAATTCTGTCGCAGAAAATGCTGCTGGTTCTCAGCCAAGAACCAAAGAACCCAATTATACTTATAATTATCTACAACTGTTTGATAAGACAGTTGGCGAATCCAAAGATGTTCAAAATAGTGAGTTTTATGCGAAGGAATTTTTTAGCATTAATGGACAAGCAATGCGGAAGCGAAATATGTTAATGAAAAATATCAATTGGGCTTTTTATCTTGGTGAACGTGATAGGGAAACATCAGAAACGTCCGATTATAGGCATTTTACAGGAGGTGTTTATGAGGCTGTTCCTACTGCCAATAAATTGAGCATGAGTGGAAATATGACTGTAAATTATTGGCAGGAAAAGTCGTCCACGACATGGTTTAAACAAGGAAACGAAATGCACACGAAGTGGCTTTCTTGTGGGCCGCAGTTTCTAAGTTCTCTTGAAAATATGTTTACTCAATACTACCAGTTGCCGGTTAACAATGTTCTTTCTACTTTTTATGGCATTAAGATTAAAACTCTTGAGCTTTCAGGTGGAACATTTAACATATTTAGGGAGGAAACATTTCTTGAGACTGGCTATTCAAATTGTGCATTTATTTTGGATGGTGATTTTCTTGCTTATATGTATTTAAGAAATAGGGATATTCAACTTGACAAGGATGTTACAGATAAGGCTTCCAAGTGGAATCAGACAAAATGGAAATTGTTTGGTAGGATTGGATTGTTTAGAGCTTATGATGCGGCGCATCATTTTCTGTATAATCCTTCTGAGCCGGCATAATTTGAGTAAATTAATTAATTGAAGTTTAACAAATAAATTTGAGGTATTAAAAATGATTGGCGAAGGTTTTATTTTACAGACTATTCATGGTCGTGCCTTCCAGTCGGGTGATCGCCTTATTGAATTTGGAACGGTTGCATTTGTCACAACTGGTTCTACTGTTGAAATTACGACAAATCTTAGTGTGGTGGAATGTGTTCTTGCTTTGCCAAAAACTGTTACGTATGGCGTCAATGATCAATTAAGCTCTGATGGTGTTGTTACTACCGGAGCAGTTACTTTGGCAAGAAACGCTTCTGGCACAAACGGTCTTTCTGCGTATTATCTAATGATTGGTTACAGGTACGACTAATATTATCGGGGGCTGAAATGCCCCCTTTAAATTTGGAGAAAATATGTCATCTGTAAATTTGTTGACATTGGCAAGATTAATTAGCAAGGATTCTAATGATGGAGAATATTTAAAGATAGAAAAATATTCTATGCTTTCAGCTGGACAAGAAGCCCTTGCTACTTATCTTCATCCAAATTATTTACGTTCTTTAAAAAAAATCAAGACACATGCTTCAATAGCAAGTCCTGGAGCTGTTACTGCTGAAGCAGATTTTCTTAAAAGAGTTCATTGGGAAAAATCTGATGGGACGCCGATTGATTGGTTGGAGCTTGAGGATAAAAGAGAATTGGAAAATACTATTGAGGGTGGAAACAATAAACGTCCAAGATATATTCAATATTACGATGGAACTAATATAAAGTTTAAAGTGCTATTGGATACATATCCTATTACAAATTCTGTTCAGTATTATGTAGCACAGCCGCCGGCACTGTCGGATTCTGTTAATCCTTTGGTAATTGGGTTCGATCATTTAATTGCAATGTATTTTAAACATTTATTTCATTTAATTGAAGGACAAGTAGATTTAGCTCAACTTGCTTTAACAGATTTTATGAAAACTGTTGATGATTTAAATACTAAATTGAGGTTATAATGGCTGGATATACAGGGATGACTCCGAGACAAATTATTGAAAAAGCCATGACCATTGCAAAGAAAAATGGATTTCAAATTTTATTTGCAGAGGCAAGAGCGGTTTTTGATGAAGCTATGCTTTGGGTTTCAAAAGATATTATTGAATATGGACAATTATATTCTGCAACATGGCCAACAACAGATCAAGTCGCAATGGGAACAAATAACATTTTGCATCCTATTCGTGTTTATGGTGATGCTAAAGAATTAGTGTTTATTCCTTATGAAATTTATCGTAAAATGTTTTTAGGTGATGTCGTTGATAAACCATCAAGTGATACCAATAATTATTATACAATTCTTGGAAGAACAATTTATCTTGAACCAGATTTAGAAGGAACGTTTACAAATGTTGTAATTGAACATGGAGTACGTTCGGCTTCTATTGAGACCGGTGGTGTTGATGTTGCTCTTAATTTAAATTTAGAATATTCTTTAGTTGTTTCATATAAAATATGTCAAATTCTTTGTCCTGCTCAATTACAAAAGTTATTTTTTGGTTTGTATAAAGATGCTAAAAAAGAGGCAATTAGTTTTAAAAATAAGTTGTATGCGACAGGACATGCAACATTTTGGAATCCATTTGCCGGTGGTAAACAAGGTAGATCAAGTGGATGGCCGGGCAAAATAAGTAATGAGTAAGAACATTTTTAAAAAAATGAGTAAATTGTGCCAGGAATAGCAAGAACAGATTTTTCAGGTGGGATGATTACTGATGTTTCTGAACTTTTGATGCCAGAGAATGCGGTAAGAAATGCCCAAAATATTGATTTATGGAGCGAAATTGGAGCTGTTAAATTATTTCATACTTTTTTGTTTAAACATTCTTTTCCAACTGGAAAAAGATATGATCATCATGTCATATTTCCTGTTCAAGGGGATAAAGATTATGCCATAATAATGACAACTGATGGTAATATTTACACTTATGAACCTGTTGGTGGTTTTAGTGCTTCTTTGATGGCGGTTACTGTTGGTGCGCACATGGTTTATGCTGGAGAATCTGTATATGTATTTTATAGAGCAATGTCAAATCCGTCTTTGGCAAATACGATTAGAAAGAGAATATATTGGGATTATGATACTTCTGCATTTATTGTTGAGGATGTTATTATTAATGAAAGAATTTTTATTGGTAATGTTTTTGAGGTAGCAAATACTGTTTCAAATAGTCTTGTTTATTATAAGTTAATTTTAACATCAATTATTGGAGATGGTTCAGAATCTTTTGGTCATTTAAAAATAGATGTTTTGAGTTATGGGAGAGATCATTATTTAGTAATTAATACAATAAGTGGATATTTTAGAGCAAGAATTTATTTGGCGTTTAAAGCTAATAATTCTGACAGTTTTTTGTCTCCGCAATTTTGTTATGAACTTGAAGCAACAGATAAAAAAAGTTTTATTCCAATGGTTTCTGGGCAATTTACAAGTGCTCCAACTGGATCGCCTGGTATTAGGATATATTATGAAGATGGGATTGGAACAAATGTTCAAACATTTTGGACTACAATTTTAGAAGAAATTGTGACAGGTGAAACACTTTTTATTACACCAGGAAATAAAATTAAAGTTTTTGGAGTGGAAGTTGAAGTTGTTTCAATAACAAAGAATGTTACAAATAAATGGTATTTTATAGAAGTTGATAATGTAATACCAGCCATTGCATCATTTGCTAATGATAATGATAGATATGCTGTAATTGAAATTCAGTTGAATTGGATACAATCTGGTAGTGTGTATTATTTATGGATTCCTATTTCAAAAAGATATATTGATTTAATTTCAACTCCTGTTGATGAAAATAGACCAGAAGGAAAATTTACATCTGGGACTGGCAATGTTTCTGCTTTTGCATCTAATAAATTATTTACAGCAAATCCATATTTTCCTGATGTTTTTTCTACGGGAAAAGATAATGATAAAAAAGGGTTTATTGGATGGAATTATATTACTGGTGAGGGAAAACATGCTTATTCTTTGATTCCTGATATACAGTTAATTTCTCCAACATTTTCTGGTTCAAGAATTATAGATATGTTTGGATTTCAAGATACATTGTTTATATTAATGGAATCTGGAATTGCAAGATTAAAATATGATGCTGGCATTTCTTTTTTACAAAGTGATAAGTATGGTGTTTCTTCGAGAAACAAATATTTTGTTGACCTTGGTAATATGTTTATTTTTTCTGAAAATAAACTATATTCTGGCGCTGTTGATAAATTGAATTATGAAACAGGTTCTTTTGATTTTATTGAACTTGGTAGAACTATTTCAAGCTTGTTATCTTCTTTGGTTAATCCAAGAATTGTTTATGATAACATTAATGAACTTATCTACATTTCAGATTTAGATGATGGATCAAATTATATATGTTCTTTAAGAGATGGTAAACCTGTATGGGTTAAACTTGATACAGGTGGTCTTTATTTTACATCTGGATTTAGATTGGGTGGAAATTTTTATTTTGTTAATACAATAGTTGCACGTGATGAAATTTCTACAAATAATTCTTCGTTGTATGGAAATGATGTTGTTATTGAGGACAAGAACGTTTATATTCCAATGTCTAATGATTTTATTAGGAAGTTGGAAGTTCTTTATCAAAAAACATCTGGTACATTATCTTTTGAACTTATATTGGATGGTGTAACTGTAAAAACATATACATTATCAAATAAAACTTCTATTGGTTTTGAGGAATTAAAAGTTCCAAGGGGAGGTACAACAAGATTTGAAAAGATTAGATGGAAATTAACTGGCAGTAGCTTGTCAAGTGATTTTAAATTTTTGGGAGTATTTATAAACAGGGATGATTATGGAAAAGAAACACAAAGGGGGTATTAATGGCTGGGCAAACAAAAGGGAAAGGCATACCTGACTGGTTATCTTTGATTGGTCCATTGGGAAATTTGCTTTTTCAACCAGATTTTCCAGAGATTCCAAATTTAAGTGAATTTGGTTTAGACCCTAAACAGCTTAGGGGATTTTTTAATTTGAAAAGGGCAATCACAAGGTCTGGAATTTTTCGTGGCGCTTCTGATACTGCAAGAAAGACTGCCGGAGCATTACCATCTTCATTAAGTCAATCAACTATTCCAGCTTCATTTACTGCCGATATATTTAGTAAAGCAGAAGATCAAGCAGCTCAAGCAGAAGCGGCTATTGCTGGTGAAGAAATTAGTGCTTATGCTCAAGCATATCAATTAATGTTACAAAAGTTTGGAATAGAGGCAGATATAGCAAAAGAAAAAAGAGGTGGAATAAGTGATATATTTGAAATTGCGTCATTTTTGCCTTTGATTTTATAGGAGATTAAAATGGCATTTGATGTTTTAAAACAAACATTAGGTAGACGTGCTCTTGAGAAATTAAGAGAAAATGATCCAGATGTTATTGCTCAAAGAGAACAATTAGAAGCTCAAACATCTGGATTTATTGAACAATTAAAAGAAACTCAACGTCAAAGAGCATTAAAAGAGGGTGCTTTCAAGGCTGGAGAAGAATTGAAAATGGTAATTCAGGAAGCATCTAAATTACCTCCATTAAAAGAAGAAGAATTAACTGATTATGAAAAAGCATTGAAAAAAGAACATCCAGAGCTTGAAAATACATTTAGAATAAGAAGAATGTTACTTGAGAAAACAGATGTTCCTTCATTTATGTTTTCCTCTGGCGATCCTGAATTGGTTGCGGCTGGACATGCTTTGTATCCAGAATTGGTTAGCAAACAAGAAGGTCAATTTGCTCCATTTCATTTTGAAGAAAAGAAAGAATTGATGGATTTAGAATTTGAATATGCTAAACGATTAAAGCAATTAGATGCTCAATTAAGAACAAAAGAAATTGAACAAATGACTGGAAGGGATATTTACAAAATATTAACAAAAGGTAAAGTTGATATTATTAATGATTTGACTAAAGGTAATGTTGGAGCAGCTCTTGCTCAATTTAAACATAACTTAGATGCACTTGCAAAGGCTGATCTTAGTCCATTGGATAGAGCGCAATTATTGTTGAATCTTGAAATAGTTAAAAATGAAGTTCTCAAAACATTGGGTTCTGGATTTTTTAAAGATAGTGATGCTGCAAATGCTTTTGAATCTGAATGGGAAAAAGCAACAGAAACTGGTGATCTTGATAATTTAATTAAAATGTTTACCCCTGGGGCGCCAGAAGCGATTAAACCATTTTTTGGTACAGAGCAAGTTCCAGAAAGTGATTTGAAATTATTTCCATCTCATGAACCAACACAGCAAAAATTAAAGCCATTAGATAAAGAAACGGCTCGTAAGATTTTGGAGGAAGCCGGTGGGGATAAAAACAAAGCGAGAGAAATTGCTAAGCAAAGAGGTTATGAGTTCTAATGCCTGATATTTTTGATACGATAGCTCCAGATACAACAAGGCAAGATATATTTGATACTATATCTGCAAAGGATTCTGTTGTTCAAAAAGAACCAGATGTTTTTGATAAAGTATCTTCGCAATCTCTTTTGGATTCTTTTTTTGGTTCTTTGTTTCAAAAGAAAAGTTCAGAAAAATTAGAGGCAATGAAGCGTGTAAGAGAATTGACAACAGCAGCTTTTGGTGGGGCAAATATTGACAAAGAAGAGTTTGAGAAACAAATTGATATTGCGACAGAAGGAGATCAACCTGGTGTTTTAGGCCAAACAATTATTGGAATAATGAAGGGAGCTACTGGTGGAATTGGTTTTGATAAAGAAACTGAAACAGATATTCCTAAAGGTACAGTAGAAAGAATAAGTAGAATGACCGGCGAATTTGCTGGATTTATAACTGGTGCTCCTGTGAAAGCTGGAACTGCTGTTGCTGGAAAGTTTTTTACAAGTAAAATTGGACAAAAGTTTTCTCAAGCATTAATTAGAAGATTTGGTAAGAATGTACCAAAATGGGCACAAGAGGCATTGGCCCTTGGTTCAGCATCAACCTTTGCTGGAAATGAAAATTTAACAGAGATTGTAAGTGATCCATCTGTTGATAGAATATTAGATGATCTTGTTGAAAGAACAAAACATTTTACATGGGGGGCAGCGGTTGGTGGTAGATTTGGAATTATTAGGGATAAAATTGGAAAATTTGGAGTTAGAATTGCTTTGAATCTTGCCATATCTAATGGCACAAATTTTGGTTTGGCTGGTTTTGATGTCGACAATATGCCATTAGAAGACATTGTGTTTAATTCTTTGTTAGATGTTTGGTTTTCAAAGAATGGGAAAAAACCAACAATTCAAGAAGAAAAAATAATTAAAGAATCGTCTAAAAATATCGCGCCGGAAGTTGCTAAAGAGTTAAAAGCATTGCCAGCAGCAGGTGAACCAGAAATTAAGTTTATTGGAACAGAAAAAGGGATTGTTAGAAAAAAAGGTATTGAAGCTATTCCAAAATTTAGAGAATTTGTCGAGGAAACTGGTATTCCATTTGAACGTGTTAGCGGAAAAAAAGCTGATCCAGAATTAGCACAAAAACTTGTTGATGATTTTAATGCTTTAAAGTTTGGGAGAAATGTATTTACTGTTGATGTTGAATCTGCTAAAGCATGGAAAAGATTAACTGATGAGAAACTTGATGTTTCTAAATCGGAGATTAAACCTAAAAAACAAGCTGAAAAACTTGTTGAAACTGAAGCTAAAGTATTTGAAAAAGAGATTGAGAAAGAGATTTCTAAATCCTCCAAAGGAATCGTTAATAGAATAGAAGGTTTAGAAGGAGAGCCTCTTAGAACTCAAATTTCAGAACTTACTAAAAACACAAAACCAGGAGAATTAACTCCTGATGCTTATAAATTTGGGAATAGTTTATCTGATGCCGATATTCCAGAACTAAAGAAAATAGTTGTTGATTTATCAAAACAATCTCTTAATGAAGGTTTGTCAATTAAGGAAAGAGAAGCATTAACATGGGAATCTCAGTTTGCAAGAGAAGCTCTTATTGCTAAAACTGGAAGATATTATACTTATGAGGTTGAAAAGGGATTGCTTGAAAAAGATATTCCATTGTCTGTTAAAAAAGATATTAACAAAATACTAATTAAAGATTCTTTTGAAAAAACGGGTGGAGTAGAATTTATATTAGGAAATAAAGATAAATTTACTGTAACAAAATCAACAAGTGTTCCTGATGGTGTTCAAGTTGTTCAATGGAAAGATGGTACTCCTGTTAAACATGAACTTTATAATAACATTGATGAAGCAATTAAAAGAAATCCTTATATTAAAAATGTTGAAAGTGTTAAAGGTGCTAATGTTGGTAAAAAAGAACGTAGAATAATTAGTGATGAAGCGTATAAAAAAGCAAAAAAGAATATTACTGACAAAGGTCAAAGATTAACAACAGGAATTGATCCATCTTTGATTGGTGATTATGTAACTGTTGGGGCATATCATTTTGAAAATGGACTTAGAACATTTTCATCTTGGTCAAAGAAAATGATTGAAGAATTTGGCGATAGAATAAAAACGCATTTAAGAACAATTTGGGATAAAATTTCAAAGGAACAAAAGGAAGCAAAAGTTGAAACAAGTGTAAAAGATAAATGGAATAGAGCAAACAGACAAATGAGAATTGCTGTTGCTAAACATAACAAAGAAAAGAAAGAAAAAATTGATGATATAAAGTTACATAATATTCTTGAAGATGTCACTGGTAAACGTTCTTTTAAAGAAGCGACTCCAGAAGAAATTAAAAGTGTTTCAGAGCAAATAGGTAAAATGTCTATTTCTGAAACAGAAAAATATCAAGAATTTAAAAAACAAGAACTTGAAAAAATTCAGAATCTAAATATTAAAAAAGAAATTGAAAGCGTAGAAAGAAGAACTGTCGAAAGAAGAAAAAGATTTATAGACAGAAAAAATATTAACTCAGACGCTACAATGTTTTCTAAAAGTTGGGTTGGTGATTTTTTTTCAAAGATTTTAGATATTCGTTATGCTTGGGAAACAGCAGAAGAAAATACAGGTGCTCCATTTAAAACCCTTGGTAATGTATTGGATGAAGGCGGTCGAGAAGTAAAAATTAATACAATTAAACATATGGATAATATTTTTATAGAAGCTAAAGTTCCCGCTGGTGAGGTTGTTGGTGATAAGGCTGTTCAAAAAGCAATCACTGAATGGATTATTAGTGGCGGAAAAACTGATTTACCTGCTAAATATCAAGCTGTTGCAAAAGCTCTTATTAAAGAATTACAAATGCTTGAACCAGATGTTAGAAAAGTTAGAACTCTTCGTTATTGGAACAATGAAGCTCCAAAACCAATGAATGCTTCAAAAGAAATTCTTGAAGAAGGAAAAAAAATATTATTAGAACAAGGAGAAAAAACATTTGATGAATGGATTAAAAAACAAGATTATGGAGTTATAAAAGAAGGTTATCTTCCTGGTGCTTATAGGGCAGCAACGGAATTGGATGATTTTACCAGCACTTTGTTTTTAGAAAGAAGTAAAGCATGGGCAGAAACAAGGATTGGTGATTATTATAATAATGTTCCGTTGTTTGCTGGTGTAAGAAGATATTTTATGAATGTAGAAGCTTATAAAATATTACATCCATATAAAGTAAAACTTGAACAATTATTAGATGAAGTGCAAGCATCTTCCTTGGATAAAAGAATGGTAAAAGAATGGTGGAAAAGATTAAATGGAATTAATGTTGCAAATGATCCGATTAGTAATGTTATTAATAAGTTTCGTGGAATGTTTTGGACAGCAAAATTAAATGCCAATCTTTTTATATATGGGAGAAATTTTTTACAGAATCCAAATCTTTTATATCAGAAATTAGGGTTTGGGGGAATGGTAAAACATGGATGGAAATTATTTATTCCAAACATAAAACTTGCTGGCACAAATGATCCATTGATACAAGAAATATTAAAAAGACAATTTCATAATAGAATGAATGAAATGGTTGGTTTAACTGATGATTATTTTTATGTTCAGGATGCTTATACAAAACATAAATTAACTACAAATGCAAGAAGAGTTGTTAGATTTTTACCGGCAAAATATGGTTATACAGATTTATTTAATAGATTAAAAGCATTCAGAATTGTTTATGACAATGGGTCTATGTTGTTAGAACAATATAAAAAAGGAAAAATAAAGGAACGTGAACTGTTTAAAAAAAGTGGTGGTTATAATCTTACAAATTTAGAACAAAGAGAATTATTAATGCGCCTTGATAGAATTAAAGAACCAGGATATAATCCATTTTTAGAGAATCTTTCTGAACGTGTTACTCAAAACACTCACTTTTTATATACAAGGTTTGGAAAAGGTTTAGCAGAACAATTTGCCGCCGGACAACATGGCTTAGATGTGTTTACTTGGTTTAAAGGTACTGTTCAAAATTTTTATAAAGGTGGAATAGAGCGTATTTATGAAGGAATGAAAAAGAAAAATTATTCAGAAGCATATTCAGGTTTAAGAACTGTTGCTATGTTTTTTTTGGCAGGGGAAGCTATTGGCGAAGTGTCTCAGCTTTTGTTTGGCAGAGGGTCTGGTTATGGTTTGGGTTCTCTTTCATGGAAATTTGGAGGTGTTGGAATAGGTACATTAATAGAATTTACGGAAGGAGTGTCTGGATTTTTTCAATGGTTTGATTCTGCCAATGAAGATGAAGTTGTTGCGCAGTATGCTAAAATGAGGGCAAAAAATTCTTTTGACACAATGACAAGACTTGTTCCATTTGTTGATATAATGATTAGAATGCATGAATCTGTTGGAAATGTTAAAGGAGTTACTTTATGGAAACTTGTACAGAAAGAAATTATGAAGGATGGAAATGTTACATGGAATCAAGCAAGAAGAACATCTTTACAATCATGGCAATATTTTTTATTTGGAGGATCAAAATCTCCCGAACAAACAAAGTTTAAAGATTTAGAAAAATTAAACAAAATGAAAGGATTGGAGAAATTAAGATGAGCAAAAACATTTTTAGGAGAATTAAAATGAAGAAATTAATTGTAATGTTAATATTGTTTTGTGTTCCATTATTAGCACAGCCATTAACTCCTGTTTATCAATTTAAAAGCAATAATAAATATTGGGATAATTGGGATATTAACAATAAATATTATGTTTTTCAAGTTGATTCTGGTGCAACAGATTCCTCTATTACATCAAAAGAATTTGCACCAACACGAGGATTTGATGGTTTGATGGAATTTTATGCAGAAGTTACAAATTATTGGACAACTACTTCTTTACCTGATACAACTTATATTGAAAATGGAAACTTTCAACCTAATGGTAAATCGGATTCAACGACAATTATTGTTGACGATACTTCTGGGGTTACTGTAAATTTGTTTTCCATTTTTGAAAGATATTATGGGCAAGCAATTGGCTGGAAAGTAGAAGATACATTACAATGGGTTCTATATAACAATAGGGTTGTTGCTCAAAAATTAAATTCAATTTCAGCTTTATCAACATTTTATGTATCTCAAATAAATCCAATTCCAACAGACACTGTTGATTTTTGGATGGGTGATCCGCCATTACCTTGGAGAGTTACAACTTATACTGCCGTGCATGATACAATGAGAACATATATACTTAAACTTGAATTTAAAGAACATTTACCTAACCGGGGGCAATAATGCGTAGTGTACAGTGGATACCAATTAAAACAAATTCAGATAATGTAGCACAACCAATTAATCTTGGTAGTGGGGAAACAAGATATAGTAATCCGATATTTCAACCAAGTTCAAAACCTTTTGCATGGTTTGGTGTGCATGTTGTAGCAGACGATGGGGTAACAATTGAAATAAGCATACAATATAAATTTCCAGATCAAGAAGAATATGCAGATGCAATTATTTTAGAATCTGGTTCTGGGTTAGCGTTAAATAATGAAACAAAAGTTAAATATTATAGGCTTGATGCTATGCTTGCTGAAAATTGGATTCCAAACATTCAAACAAGATATAAATTTCGAGAACAACTTGGAATTGGTGGTTCTGCTGTAATAAATGGTATTCATTCAATTTAAGGAATTAAAATGTACAAAATATTATTATTTCTTATTTTATTATTTAATGTTTCTTATGCTCAATTATTTCCACGTTCTGTACAATATTGGCATTTAGCCGATGCCGTTAAAGATTCTTTGCTTGCAAGGGGCGTTGCTGATGATACGACAGAATTAAAATCTAAAACGTTTCCCATTGATGGATCAATAGTTTATTTACGTGGGTTAACATCTGGAGATATTGTTGGAAATGGTTTATTTTATCAAGATAATTTTGCCTACACAAAAGATAAATTTAATTATTTTGATAACGCAACTGGGGGAAAGCAATGGATTAGAGCAAATTATAGAACATATGTTTCTCCAACATCTCCTTCTGATGGTCTAAAACTTATTGGATTGGGTGTCAACCGGGCTGCTAATATTGGTTTTTATAGTGGAGACAGTACGAGATGGAGAATAGGGGCAGAGGGGGAAGCCGATACGAATAATTTTGTAATTTTCCGATATGATGATGATGGAAGTTTTCTGGATAAA